TTATACTTCTACATCATATCGGCTTGCAAAGGATCGCCAACGAACCCAAAATTTATCGTGAGGAGGGAGTAATTCAAGCAATTGTTGTGTGATTCTTAAAACTTTATCTCTTGAAATATTCTCTTCCAACTGAAGCTTAACGGCTTTGCTTATTATATCCTCACTACCCAAACTTCCTCTTGGCTCTTTTAATTCGAAAATCTGCGAGGTTAGCCAAGAATCAATAGTCCCCCTTTTTTCAAAATCTATATCTTTAATAATGACCTCAGCATATCGCCTATGATTATTTTCTATTATATCCAGATGGTATAATTTATCTTTATCTTCATCAAATTGATTCTCTATAGAACTGAGAACTATAGGGGAATGGGACGAAACCATAAATTGAACTGAAAGTTCTAAGTCTAAATCCTTAAACACCTCTAAGAGCGCAGGTAAAATTCTACGTTGCCATTGAGGATGTAGGTTTATTTCAACTTCGTCAATAATAAAAACTAAATTTTTGAGTGGAGATTCCTGTATAGTAGCTGCATTAAATTTGTGTTCTTGCCAAGTCCAAACTATCAGATATGCTAAGGCTAATACTCTTTTTACTCCATCAGAGGCGTAAAGAACAGGAATTTCTCCATAAGAATGTTTAACTGTCGGAATGAGTCGGCTGTCGCGAAAAATCCTCGCTGGCTTACCTGGGGACATTTTGCCTAAATCTCCTGTGTCTGGTGGAGATAGGCGTTCTAATACTTTTATTAAAAGTTCAAAAGATTCATCATCAGCTTGTTGCCAGTTTATCCAATCTACAAGCAACCCATTGCATATTCGATTAGAATATCCCCTCGCAGAGCTTAGTACATCATCTTTATTTGAAGATATACCTTCCCATACGTCTTCTTTCCTAAAAATGATAGGCTTAATTTCTAAATTGTTTGGTGAGCTTTGAGGAGTGGAAGGATCCATAACTGCAAATAAGCCGTCAGCGCGGGCATATATGACCAAACCAGTTGCTGATGATACTTCTGTTCTTTGCCAGTTATTTGTTAACCGACTAAAGTATGCTTGGTAATATTCTGGTGTGCCATTAATGCCTTCTAGCTCAAAAGAAATTAAAGGGTTTTTATAACTGTGACCACTAAATTTACTCTCAATTTGATTTGGATAAATTGGATCACTTGTCCATGTGCCAGTAAGGGCCCACCATATTAATTCTAGAATAAAGGTCTTGCCTAAACCATTATCCCCTGTAAAAATATTAAGACCTTTCCCAAAGTTTATATCGAATTCTTGCGCAGGGCCAATATTTTCAATATGTAGTTTTTGTAGGGATCTAATTTGTTCAATAGGCGAGTCAGTAGGAACCGGAATTGAAAAATAATTCTTCAAAAGCCCCCAACTATATCTCTCATCTGACCAAAGATTACTACCCATATACTCAATGGGCAAGTTTGATTCATATTCAAATAATGCGTCTAATTCAGCATTATTAATTGAAAATTCTTGAATAAATGAATTTCCTAAAACGGAAGCATCAAGTTTTGCAAGATCCCAATCGTAGTCTCTATATAGCCAAATAGCTAAACTGTGTAATGGGATTTTCTTTCCATTTTGCAAATTATCTTGTAAGACCTTTACATAATCTTTACTCCATGACCAAAGGTCTGATTTCTTTGGATGGTTAAACGCTTGGCCAAATTTTTGGGTTCGATTGCTCTGTGAACCAGTCGAGGGGTAATTTGGCTCAAGCCAGAATTTATTTTTGTCAGACGGCCTAAATACCCTAAAGAAGTAAATACTTTCAGGTATGGGCCTATAATATCTGTTTAACAAGTCGCTTTCTAACTGACTTATCGGAAAGGAAACTGGATTACCAATAGGCAATTTATAATTTTTGCATACAAGAAATGTTATACCATAAAATGGTTGAACATTTTCTAAATCTATAAGGGCACGGTGGAGAGCATCTTGGCTAATATACATGAATTTGATTCTATAAAGATTGCAATTGATTCACTGTGTACTCACAGAATTCTTTACTTAAATCAATCCCAACTACATCACGCCCCATATTTAGAGCAACTCTGGCCGTTGTCCCGCTCCCAAGAAATGGATCTAATACCAACCCTGAATTTGGACAACCAATGCTTAAACATCTTTCAACTAGTTCATCCGGATATGGCGCCGTACCAAGATTTTGAGATTTTGGTCTAGCGGTTATAGTCCACATATCTTCCTGTTCAACCTCTTTTAAAGGCTCTCTATTGAAATAATAATCCTTATGTTTTGTCATCATAAATACAAACTCATAACTTCTTCTTGGCCTATCTCTAACCGATTCGGGCAATGCATGCTTTCTATACCAAATTATAGTACTTCTCAAAACCCACCCCCTACGAATCATTTCCGTAGCGACTCGCCATGGAATACCTATCAAAGATTTAGGTCTTATGCCAATACCCAGCCCACCACTTTTATCAACTGCTCTGAGGCCAAATCTACGTTTACTACTTTTTTTGTCTACGCCTTTCGATTCTCCTTTTCCTGAATAGTAGGTATCACCAATATTTAAGAAAAAAACACCGGAAGGTTTCATGACTCTATAAATCTCATCAAACGTCAAACAGAGATTTTCGATAAACTCGTCTACTGATTCTTCTAATCCTATCTGACCTTCATACCCATAATCTCTTAGCCAAAAATAGGGGGGAGATGTCACTACACAGTCAAATTGGTCACTTGTTAGCTGCTTTAACACCTCTTGAGAATCACCATTATAAACGGCCCAATCGTTTCCTTTACTACTTACTCCTTCGTATTTATTAATACCATCATAGGCGGAGGTACTATTTTCGTGTTCAGCGGCGATCATCAAGCATTAAATTATAAAAATCTGCTCTAAAATAGCGGTTCACGAAGGCTTTAGCGAAATATGAGTCAAATAATCTCTGTTTTTAATAAGATCTATTTTTAATCAATTATGAATCCGTTAGTTAAGAGTTTTTACTTTGAGTTACGCAATCTGGATAAATACTTGTCTTGCTAATTATTGCACTTGTAGGTAAGTTGGGTAATTTACCAGATATGTTTTCGATGCTAGCTGTGTTATAGCTAGTTCATAATGTTAGCTTTGTATCTCTGAACTTGTTACATAGCTACATGGAAAATACGAACTTATTTAATTTTATCAATTGGCTGTAAACAAAAGGTTTTGAACGAAGAAATAAGCCAGAAAATAACATGTATGTGATCTACGATAAAGTTAACGTAGCTCAGATTGATGTCATTTTGCGAAGGGATCTTCATTTAATCGATATTAGGTCTAGTATATATCCTCAATCGCATAACGAAAGCCTTATTCTTTCTAAGAGCAAGGAAGAGGCCAAATTGCTCTTTCACTTTCATGGCTTGCCAACTGATTAAGTAATTTTTAGCGATACTACAATCGCCTTTGTTTATATATGAATAAAAAGGAAATAGAAGAGGCAGAAAGGATGCTTTTCAATGTCCCAATTGGCGAAAATCCTAAAATATGGCGGTATATGGACTTTACTAAATATGTCTCAATGCTTAATAGTAGTAAACTTCATTTAACCAGATGCGATCAATTTGAAGATCAGTATGAAGGATATACTCCAAAACAGGAAGTTCTCAAGAGATTAGAAGAATTCAAAAAAGAACACACCGATAAGCATAAGTATACGCCGGAGCAATCATCAGAACTATTGAAATGGGTGTGGGAGAAGTTCCAGCGTCAGTATATATTCATTAATTGCTGGCACATGAACGAGTATGAGTCAGCAGCGATGTGGAAGTTATATGCTAAGTCTAATGAGGCAATATCTATTCAAACTACTTATGATAAATTAAGAAATGCCTTGCCGATGAGTTGTCATGTAGGCAAAGTAAAATATATCGATTATCAGGTTTATACAAAAGAAAAAGACGAAAAGACTTATAATGTAATGTTTAAGCGAAAGTCTTTTGAGCATGAAAAAGAATTGCGTGTTTGCTATGCAGATGTTTATGATTTTGAGCAGGCTATAAAAAACCCCGACTCTTTTGAGCAAGACAACCCGCGTACTTACGAACAAGTACCGATCAATTTAAGTGAGATAATTGAGGCTGTATTAATTGCCCCTGGTGCGCCAAGATGGTTCAGCGACTTAGTTGAAGACGTAACCGAGAAATTTGATTGCCATTTCCCTATTATACATTCAGACTTGAACAAGGGGCCAATTTATTGAATAGGAGTTACTCAAGCTGGATAGATACGTGTATATAAACCCAATTTATTAAACAATTAAAATGGACAATAAGTTAACTTTAATCTAGCGATAAGTGCTAATTAGTAACACTGGGAATGTATTTTGTGATATTTGTATTCCTTATAATACTTTATTTACCACGTGAATTCGATGTTATACTTCCCAAACTGTTTTGGTTTTGTAACAACAAATTCTAATTTTTTTCCATCGTCTGAGATTGTAGGTTTGTCCAACTGTGTTGCAGAATCATCGAAAAATAAATATGCTTTTGCAGATTTGCATGGTCTGTCATGCGGAAAGGAAATATTAGTCGTTACTGCTGCACATTTCCTGTCTGCTTGAATCAAGATCGACTCAATAGATTCGGTAAAGCAATTTATATATTCCATTTCAATAGTATGCTTGTGTTGTATATCTTCCTTAAGTGGTGGATGGAACATAGTAATTAGTGATATAGAACCTCCTTCGGTAACTTGCATAGGTTTACCCATATTACTTTTTATAAAGTTTACATTACCAGTACCACCAATGTTTTTATCATGTAGTGTAGTAAAATTCTTACTATATACTGTAAATAACTTCTTTTTTTTACAAACTGCTCTCTTACCCTCTTTGTCATGGATTGTAAATTCATAATCAATTGAGTGGAATTCTATTGATTTGAAAATATACTCTCTGAAAGCAACAAAACTTAGTGCTGCCAAAACAAATAATAGTAAAAAAATGTAAACTATTTTTTCATTCTGAATGGCCGTAATTATTCCCCAAATCGTTACTACTAGGCCAACAATTTCGATTGAGTTCTTCAATTTTTTGTTCATTGCAATTGACTGGCGAGGACCTTATTTTAGAAAAGAAAGTTGTCTAATAATATGTTCTAGTAACGTTATAAATTCAAACTTTACAATTAATCTACATTGGCTCAAAAATATATTTGCCCTCATGATAATGAATAAACTCTTTAAAGCAAAAAGTAAAAAGCAATTATTTTGCTAATTGATTAAACGGATTAAAAATGTACATTTGTTTGAATATACTATATTGCAAAAAAGGTTGACATTAATGAGAGTCGGCATTTCAAAAATATTGACATTCTCAATTTGGTTGCCGATGGCTAAATTTGAACCTAGCAATTAATGCGTTTTGACGTGACTTCGTTGCAGGGTTACGCCAATTAAGTAACTTTGCATATATAAAAGGTTTTAAAGAGATGGGAGATAGTAAAGAGAAAATTGGGCTGCTTATTAGAGCGGCTAGAAAGCAGAAAGGATTAACTCAGAAAGAACTAGGCGAAAAGTTGGGGTTGGCGGAATCAACTGTAACTAACTACGAGGCAGGTAAGCAGAATCTTACTCTTGACACATTAGATAAAATAGCGGAAGCACTACAAGTTAAATTAAACATATCCTTGAAATGACCTATTTTTTCGACCAAAAACATTTGATATAATAAAGGTTTTGTGTACCTTTGACTTGTCAATTAGGAACAGAAAAGGCGATATAGTACCGATGAGGTTGCCCGCTGGACGGTATGAACTGACTTGATAAGCAACAAAAAACCCCGCGCTATACTTTGGACGGCGTAGCTGCGGGGCAAGTGCCACTCTAAACGATCAGTTTATAATGAACACGGTACAAAGGTACGCGGGTAAGGGGAGAAATGCGCTCTTTCCTACACCAAAGGCCCAAAATGCGGCCAAATCCCCCCAAGAGCCGGATGCTCGGCAACTGCTTGACCTGCTGACGACGTTTTTTCGCAGTATCAAGCGGGTTACGATCACTGTCAATGTCTATTCCGAGATTAATCAGGTCGGCAACGGCAACGTCATTGATTCCTGTAACGTAAGGACTACCATTGTTCAGAAAGGAGGGCAGGGTAATGTGTAGTACATCATGCCCAATTCTTACAATGGAGGATAGTCGGCAGCCGGTATTCCCTGCTGTATCCGAAGAGTTGTATAGTGCCCAGGTTGGAGTACTGCGGGTAGTTGATGACTACTTGGATGGCAACCTGCCCATTAAGGCAATTAACAGAGTCCTTTATCACTGGCTTACCACAAATCAGCGTGATCTAAGCGCAACCTCCAATCAGAATACCCTGTACGATCTACTTGGTTTAGTCAATTTCTTAACTGACCTGCAATCGGCTCATGACGGATTACAATTCCTGATCGATTTCCAGAAAGGAGGGCAGGACCATGAATAATACCCTAAGCGTCCGCGCCCTAACTCACCGGGTTGTCACTCATGCCGCCATTCTCTGGAACGAACCCCGTTCAGAAGTCTACGCCCGAATCTACGCCAAATTGCTCTATTACTACGGCATAGATTTAGGCTCCTACCCACGGAGTAAAAACGAGTCGTTGCTCTGTGTTGCCGAACGGATTGATGTGATTGACAAGGTATATCGGTTTGCCGAAGCGGAAAACCTGTATTTACCCTTAGCGGAAAACTAGGCCATGAGAGACTTGAAAAATCTGGACGATGCGGCTTTGGCCGTGTTGTCCATAGCCCTCAATGGCTATCAGGAACACGAAAAAACTAATACGTACGTGTCTCGTATGTTTCTGGACATTAGCGAGCTACTCGTTGGTTCCATTCAGGATTTGAGCATTTGGGGCATTCGGGATTTACTGGCAAAAGAAAATAAACGACGGGCAAGAACTGTAACGGTACGGGTGGTGTCACCGACGGACTTTGAGGGTATAGGCAAGCTGGGTAAACAGGAATTGCTTGTGCTTCGGCTCATCGGCCAGGGCCAGCGGAGCGAGGATATAGTTAGACTGCTCAGCATTTCGTACCGCACACTGGCAAACCACAAGGCTCATATAGCCGCAAAGCTAGGCTTAGGCAGCGCACGGGACATACTCAAGTTTGCCATTGATAACCTGATGATCTTATGAACAAAGATAAAGGGTTATCCACTACGGCACTTGTTCGGTACATCCGTCGGCTGGATGAGTATCAGGAATGGAAGAGGTCTGTATTTATCCGGGACCGGTTTACGTGTCAAGTGTGCGGCAAACGCAATGGGCGAAAGATCATCATCGAAGCGCACCATATCAGGGAACTATCAACACTGGTAAAGACTCACGCGATTACCAGTGTTGATGAGGCTATAGCGTGCCCGGCCTTATGGCAAATTTCCAACGGGCAAACCCTGTGCCGTACCTGCCATGAACAAACGGATAGCTTTCCTAAGAACTTTGTTAAACCTGTTAAAAAGAAATATAAACAATGGGATTAAAACCAACCAATAGCTTATTCAGTCAAGAACAGGAATTGACCATTATTCAGGCTTATATAAATGGCAAAACGCTTGTAAACCTTGCTAAGCAGTATAGTTGCTCTAAAACCACTATCCATCGCATACTGGATGGAGCCGGGGTAGTTCGCCGTAAACAGAATAAATCAGCAATACCCAAAGTTCAAACATGGACTTGCGTAATAGACCCAACTCCCCTTCCTGAATGTCGATTCCCCGGCATTTATAAATTTACTAATCGCATTAACGGTAAAATTTATATTGGACAGTCCCGCAATATTCATCTAAGATACAAGGAGCATAGAAAGGACAATGTCAATTCTCACTCGACAGGACTTTCCCCCGCCTTGAAAAAGTACAGCATTGACAGCTTTAACTTTGAAGTATTAGAGCGAGTTGATAATCTAGCGAAACTTAATGAGCGCGAACAGTATTGGCTGGATTTTTACCAATCTTACAATAAGGCTAAGGGGTATAATCGGGCAAAGGTAGCCACTAATTTTGCTTTGGGTTGCAAACACTCGACAGAGGCAAATGATGCCAAAGGTGATCGACAGAGAGCTTACTACGCCTTAAATCCTAGTAAAAATATTGGACGAAAAGCATCAGAGGAAACCCGAAAAAAAATAGCAGAAGCGAGAAAGCGAAACCCATTTACAAAGGAGCAGCTTAACCAAATTTCAGCGATACGAGTAGTTAAGATGACCAAAAGAGTTGCCCAGATAAATATTGAAACATCTCAAGTAATACGGGTATGGGAAAGCGTAACGGCAATTCAGCAATCATTGGACATTCCGGCCAGCTGTATAAGATATACCTGTCGGGGCTTTTCCAGCAACAAATATGGCCGTTACGAAAAGACCACTCACGCGGGTTACAGATGGGAGTATACCGAATTGGAGTCCGGTATATATGATAAAAGCCATATAGTTAGAGTTAAGAATGTGAGAGGTAAGGGGATCGCTCAGATTGATCTAAATACCGGAGAAGTTGTGCGGATGTGGGACAATGCACCGCAAGTAACGAAAGAACTTGGTTTGAATGCAGAGTCTATTAAAAATGCCTGTCGCGGTTTTTATGTCAATAAATCAGGCCGTCACCACAAGGTTTTGCACGCTGGCTTTAAATGGGAGTATGTCAGCTAGTGTACCTCCGATAAATAACTCCTTTATTTTCGATAGCAACAAATACTTCAACTGTCCATTCCATAGGTTGAAGTATTTGTATTGGATTCTCTATTTAGTGATAGCTATATTTTTTGAAGTAGTCAGGGTGTTACCCAGTGAATCCTTCACTGACACAACTGCTCTCGCGTCGCCTATACAACAATCATCTTTAATTCCGAAGATAACAGTGGCCACCCCTTTATCATTTGAGAGATCATTTAGTGACCTAAACTCTCCAATTGAATTTCCTGACAATGCATTAATTACTGAGAACGAAACTAGGTTGCCAACTGAAGGCTTACCTTTTTTTCTACTAACTGTAGCGGTTAGTGTAAGTTCGCTACCGAAGCTTGATTTCACCGAGAATGAGCTTAAATCAAGTTTGATTTGCGTCGGATAAGCTTTTAAAAATTTAACTGTTAACGTATCCGCAGAGGGCGTATCACCAACTTTTGCTGTTATAATTGCATCTCCTTCTATGACTCCTCCCTTTAAGCGAACGCTAGAAACTCGCTTATTTTCACCTTCCGATTTTATGATCTTTGATGGTAGTTGAATAGATCTTTTCCCGTTATCCGCGAAATAGCCTGTGGTTGTATTGATAGTTACAGTTTTATTGCTATCCGTTACATTAGCAGGAAATGTAACTTCAACCAAAGTAGATGAGCTATCATCTGCAACAATTGTTCTACTTAATGGACGCACAAATTGAACTAAATCCTTGTAGTCTACAGGTTGCAAATATTTGTCTGGATTAAAGCAACCAGTTAAAAGCAAGAATAAAAGAAGTAGTGCAGGTTTTTCTTTTTTCATCAGTTAAATAATTTAGCTATACCTCCAAATAAATCTTTTAATTCAAGATCTAGTGATAAGCCAACGTAGGGCGAAAACATAAGCTTTTTCTCTACGCTTAAAGGCTTTGTGCTTAACGCTTTGAACCAAACTCCGCCTAGAGCTAGTTTTACGACATTATTAAATCGAATGCCCAGTCCAGTCATTAGCGACTTACCAGAAAACAAATCTTCTCGTTCTCCTTGTATTGCCAATGAAGAAAGAGTTATCCCAGCCATAAAGGATAGTCGATGAGCTACTGTTTTATTTCTGATAGTACTAAAGGGTATATCTTTATTTATTTGACGAAAATTGATGTTAAAGCCTAAATAAGGAAGAATGTTTGTTGCCGCAAATGAACTTCCACCTCTGGCAACAACTATTAACCCAAAGTCTGGCACTATAGTGAGTTTGTTTCTGGTTATAAACTCAAACTGGTTGGTTGTGCCTTTAGAATATTCGGTAGTATTCACATTAACAATCTCTGAGACACTAGTTATATAGTTTGATTTTTGCTCAATCATTTCATTGAGTTTACCTGATGAGGTAATAAGTTTATTTTGAATTGTCTTATAATTATCAATTAGTTCATTTATTCTTATTTCCGGATCTATACCTTTAATAGACTTTATGTAGTCAATATAGTTGATCAGTGAATCCGTTGTTTTTATAGAAGTTAGTAAGTTTTTTTGTCTACCTAAAAGATTATTATCTTGTAAAAGATCATCAAATGGACTGAAGCTTATCAAACGTTTTCCAGATAATACTTCATCCCATTTTGTGTTTTTGCCCTTAGAGTTTGAAAGTATTTTGATGAATGAATTTTTATTTTTACAATAATATTCACTAGCAGAACAGCTCCAGTTTATAGTGAAGTTATATAATTTTTCTAAAGATGAATCAAACTTTATTGAAGCTAGTATGTCTTTGGCAAGATCAGCTTCAATCTCATGAAATCTTACAACTGAATAAATAAAAGGCTCTTTGACTACACTCAATTTTGTTTCTTTAAAAGTTTCATTTTTATCGTTTACTAAAAAACCATTTTTGAAATTGTATAAACCATAATTTTCAATACGTTCAGTGTGTTTAGTATTGGATGAACGCATTATAGTATAGTCATAAAGATATAAGTTATACCTATTGTTATTAATGAGGCTTTTATTTGCAGCATCAAGTAAAGAACCTTTATTAATAATCCACCATGTATTTTTATCATCAGTACTTAAACGGCTCTTTTGAAGATCGTTGATATGGAAAGAAGTGGTTGTATTTTCAAGGGATTTTTCAAACGTTGGTATTTGGTCTGAAGCCGTAAGCACTATTGTTCGATATAAACCAGCAATGTCATTATTGGTTTTATATCGCACTCGGTATGAATTTATTTCATTTTTAAATGATTCATACGTTATTGGTTTGAAGTTATTGCTTGGATATTTGTTAAGAAAGACATTAAAGTCTAATTCTGCTTCATTACTTTTTTCTAGCACTTCTTTCAACGTCAATTGGAAAATATCATTAAAACCATTATCGTCAGTCTTGGTTAAATCAAATTTGTAAATACTAGCAGGGTTTAATGGTGGTATTTTAGCGATGATAGTGGTGGTCTCTTTTCCATACACAACCGAAGGAAACTCTTTTATTGAGTAGAGTGGCTGTGTATAATTTCTATTGTTTTTGTAATACGCTTTCAATTCCTTAACAAAATTTTTCCTTCTACTTACTGCAACTTTGTAAGCAGTAAGATTTTCATCTGTTCTACCAGTTAATAGAAATTCCCTTTTTTTGGGTTTATCATAATTATTTAAACTTGTTTGTAAGAATTCTCTCCGCGTTAAAGGCTTAATTTTTCCGTATTTATCAAGTTCGTAAATTGATAGATCGACTGGCTTTGACTTATCTTTGTACGTAATCTTAAGGGTAAAAGGTTGATCAAACGGTATTGAGTTTTTAACATCTTTTGTAATTGAATCAAATTCCACAGCAGTCGTTGGAGCAATGAACTGCCCTAGAGCGGAAGTAGAATATAAAAAGCATATGTAAAAAAGGCTGATTTTTAAAGTAGAGGATATCTTTCTCATATTGCTATTTGCTTGAACTTTCAAATGTATTGAGAACCAGTATGATTTAAAACCGTATTTTTCACGTGTTTTATATGGTTCTAATATTTACAAGTGAAGCCTCTTCTATATAAATAGCTTATAGTGAGTACATTAAATAGTGGCCGGGAACATGCTTATTCTTAAATTAGATAACTGGCATAATGGACATAAATAGGTTAGCTGAATTAAAAATTGTGATTAGTTGAATTCAATATGTTTAGACAGATTTGTTACGATTGTTAAATGACATTAGATATTATCTTTGATTCGAAAAGCAAACGCTGTTTTCGAACGGCTTTGTTTTGGTGTGGATAGAAACGAAAAGCTCGACACAATTTGAGGTCGAGCTTTTTATATGAATATACATTGATTAGTAAGACAACTATCTGTTCGTATTGCGTAACTCCAACCTCTAAAAATTCCGATTATCTTTTCTATATCCTCGCGAGCATTTTTCATGTATATACATGAATCTCGCCAAATTGTGTAACTATAAAGGCCTTCTTAGTTGTTCAGTATCATGTTTATTTTCTTGTTCAATTTCTTGTATAAATTATAGTAGTAGTAGCAGCTATAGATGTCTGATGTACAATGCTTTACAGGGAAGTAATAAGAAATAATTCTTCTGAAAAATAGCCTCGTGAAATAAACAATTTATTGCCTTAACTATCTGATATAGAGTTAATTATTATTCTAATAGGGTACTTATAATGTAAGTATACGTAATATCTTTATAGCCTGACGGTAGTGATACCGTTCTTTCCTGATTGCCTTATGGATAAAGTACAATAGAAATGAGCGTAACTGGCGGTGGTCCCCTTAGTTTTGATTTGGCTGTGAGAGATGTGAACTACGCTTCACAACTAGATGCAGCCGAACGTCGGATGTTAGGATTTACTTCATCCACGATTCGTGAGACATCAAAAATAGACCAGCAGTTTTCCCGGCTGGGGCAATTGGCCGCTGGTTACTTTTCATTTCAAGCCCTCTCACAACTACCTGCCCAGATACTTAAAACGCGTTCCGAATTTCAAAGTTTAGAGATAGCGTTTACCACAATGCTACGCTCTAAAACGAAAGCGGAGGCATTATTAAGCGACACCCGAAACTTTGCAACCAATACCCCTTTTGGGTTAAAAGAAGCCGCCAATGGAGCTAAACAGCTACTTGCTTACGGATTTGCGGCCAAAGACCTTATCCCAACTCTTAGCCGGTTGGGGGACATATCCGCCGGATTGGGCTTACCATTGGAAAGGCTCACATTTTTGTACGGTACGACTAAAACGCAGGGGCGGCTATTCGCGCAAGACCTTAACCAGTTTGTCGGTTCTGGCATACCCCTCATAAGTGAACTGGCTAAACAGTTTGGGGTGGGTGAGGAGGCCGTTAGAAAACTAGTTGAGGAAGGTAAAGTAGGTTTTCCAGAGGTCAAGAAAGCCATTGAAAGCATGACCTCTACGGGCGGTCTGTTTGCTGGTACACTGGACGCACAAAGTAAATCACTGAACGGTCTAAGGGAGCGGCTTAGTGATGCTTACGAGGGGATGTTGAATGACATCGGAAAGCAGAATGAGGAAATCATTGGCGGGGTACTTACAACTGTTACAGAGGCCGTTCTTCACTATCAGGACTTCATTGAGATTCTGCAAGTTGTCGTAGCAACCTACGGTGCGTACAAAGCCGCTTTGCTGCTGTCAAATGTTGCCCAGCTAAAGGATATTGCTTTTACCGAAGCGCAGGCCATAGCCAAAGCACAGGCGGCAAATTCGCTCGGCTTTTTGACCCTTTCCCAGACGAAGGCGGCGGCTTCGACGGCCCTCCTTACCCGCGCTCAGGTTCTTCTCAATGGTTCCTTACTGGCAAACCCCTACGTTTTAATTGCTACCGCCTTAGCTGGTTTGGCAGCGGCCTATTTCACATTTAGAGAGGAGGCTTTAGAGGTTAAATCCGCACAGTTTTTATTGTCCGAATCCAGCAAGGGTGTGTCCACTGATCTGCGTAAACAGTCGATCGAGGTTACCAGCCTGACTGGTATTCTCAAAAATCAGAATGTTGCTGAATCAGAACGTCGGGCAGCCTACGATAAGATCAACGCCATCACACCGGACATTCTGAAAGGGCTTGACTACGAAAAAGCCAAAACAGCTGATCTCACCAAAGAAGTCAACCTGTATCTGGCCAGTCTCGAAAAGAAAATCCGGTTAGAAGCGGCCCAGGGTGCGTTGAAATCAGCCATCGAACAGGATATCGAAGCCGCTGAAAAGCTCAAAAAAGCTGAAGATGATCTGGTTCGTAAACGGGCAGATGCTAAGAAAAAGCCAACCTTACCGACTGGTCCGGATGCTCGTGGAGGTGGTGTGGGGGCGTTTCAGGATGCCAACGCAGCCCAGCGCGAACTGGAACAGGCCATTGAAACCAAGAAAAAAACGGGGGATGTCATCAACCAGATCAATGGCAACATCTCCACGTTGTACAAGGCCGGTACCAAAGATGCCATCAACGCAGAGATTCAGCGTCTGGAAACGGTTCGTGGCTCCATTGATAAACTGAGCCCAGCCTATAAAGACAATGAGATTAGGCTGGCTGAACTCACCAAACAGCGTGATGCGCTGAATTCGTCGGAGACTAAAGGCCACGCAGTTCAGGCTATTACGATTGAGTATCTGGATGCTGAGATTAAGAAGAAAAAAGAATCGCTCGATCTCAACAAAGGCGATAAAGCCAATGCCCAGATCCGCAAGGAAATTGAAACCCTTGAAGCCCAGAAACGGCGGCTGACGGGTGATAAGACCAAAGCGGAAAAAGATGCGGACAAGGTTGGTCCGTACGGATCCGTATCCTATTGGGAAAATATTTCCAAAAAGGCTCAGGAGATTCTGGATAGAACCCCCGCTGATCAGAAGGGAAAAATTGCCCAGCAGCAGGCTATCAAGCTGAACGCGGACCAGATGGCTGAAGAAGCTCGTAAGAAGATCGCAACCCGGTCGTTCGACGAGGAAATCAGCTACAAGCGTGAACAGTACGAGTTGTATCAACGCTGGGTAGATGCCTACGGTAAGCAGGCAGCCGATACCCAGTTTGCTGAACTCATCAAAAGCGGTCAGGGCTATCTCGACTACCTCAATACCCAGATTGCCGCGCTGGAAGCCAAGAAAAGCAGTGGCAAGCTATCGCCAACCGATACCAAGAATCTGAGTGGTCTGCTCGATCAGCGGAATGATATCACCGCGAAAAAATCCGGCATTGATCTGTTTCGTGAGGGACTGGAAAAAGCGCGTAATGAGTCCACCACACTGGCCGGGTACCTGAGTGTCCTCAAACAGAAACAGGAGGAACTGAATGCCAAGCCGGATACCAAAGAGTATTTTGAACTTCGTCGTCAGGTCGCTGAACAGATCGTTGGTACCCAGCAGGATCTGCGTACGCAGTTGGGCCAGTATTTGGCGGACGTGACGGGATCGGAGGAACAGCGGTTAGCCATCACCCGCAAATACGCTGATCTACGGGCTGGCCTACTGGAACAGTACCAGGGCAAGCGGACCAGTGTGGGCAAGGTAGGGGAGTACCAGGGCAAACTGGGTCAACTCAATCAGGGTGAAGCTGATGAGATAAAAGAGGTCAACGAACGGGCAGTTCAGGCATCCAAAGCCTTCAAAAAACTGGATGAGGTCATTCTTGAATCAGGCCGTGCGGCCATGAAAAAGCGGCTGGCACTCCTGAACGATGCGCTAGAAAAAGAGAAGCTACTAGCCGACACGCAGGAGTACCAGAGTAAACTCAAAGAGCGCAATGATCTACAGCTGGCCATCAAGGATGATGATCTGAGCCGGATCAATGAGTATGGTCAGCTCGTGGCTCAACTGGGTGAGGCATACATGCAGCTGGGCGGAGAAATCGGTGATGCAGGAGCGTTCATGTCTGGTTTTGCCAGTAACCTGAGCATGATAACCGCTGCCTTTAAGGAGAACATGACCGCAGCGGAGGGAATGCAGTTGATCCTGTCCGCAACAGTCAATATCGTTAGTTCGATTACGTCCGCAGCGGCCCAGCGCAAACAGGCAGAAGAGGCTTACTACGCGTCGGTCATTGCCCAGCAAAAGGAGTATAACCAGTTGCTCAATGAGCAGATTGGTATGCAGGCAGAGCAGAACGAGAACGTTTTCACGAAGGACTATGAAGGTCGGTTGAAAGATCGTTTTGCTCAGTTGCAGGGTGCGACAAAGGGCTACATGGAATCGCTCCGCAAGCTCAGTGAAGGGCAGGCTAAAACCGGTCAGCGTGATAAAGTGGACTGGGGTGCGGTGGGTAAAAATGCCGCATCCGGTGCCGCGATCGGTACCGCAATCGCGGGTCCGATCGGCACGGCCATAGGTGCCATTGCGGGGGGGCTGATTGGATTGTTTGGTGCCAAGAAAAAAGCGGACGAGTTCGCTTCGCTACTGGGTACTTATCCGGAACTGATCAGCAAGACCAAAGATGGTCAGACCGAATTCAACAAGGAGCTGGCTACCACGCTGATCAATCAGGGGCTGGTCGATGATAAAACCAAAGCCTTGCTGCAAGATACGCTCGATTGGGCTGATCAGATGGAGAAGGCCAAAGCCGCGATTAAAGAGATCGTTCGTGATCTAGTCGGTGGTCTGGGGGATAAACTGCGTGATAACCTCGTCAATGCCTTCAAAGAGGGTACCGATGCCGCGACCGCCTTTGGCAGCGCCGTAAGTGATATACTAGAAAATCTAGTTACCAAGATGCTGTTTTCTCAGGCGTTCAATGGGGTCTTAACGGACTTGCAGGAGGAAATGTCAAAATCGCTAGATACTCAAAACGGGGGCGATGGTTCCGTTATTGATGATTTTCAGCGGTTCAACGAAAACTCGAAAGAATCACTTGAGCAGTACAATCTATGGCTCAAGCAATTTCAGGATGCCGCAGCCGCATCGGGCATTAGCGTGTTGAAGCCAACAAATTCTACAACCTCAACTCCTAATTCTGTGTCAGGTGCCATCAAGAGTATCACGGAAGAAACGGCGGGAATCCTTGCAAGTCAAATCGGGGCTATCCGAATCACTCAGGCTGATACAAATCAAGCTGTGCGCGAATCACTGGTCTTTTTAAGCAACATTTCCTCAAACAGCAATTATCTATCTTATTTGAAATCAATGGACGAACGGCTTGGCAGGATAGAATCGAATGGCAAGTCAGATCCACTTAGGGCGAAAGGCGTTTAAGCACGAATAGAAAAGGTCGCACTATATTGGTTGGGCCTTTTCTATTCGTTTGAGTTACGCTACTAGGCAGATAGTTGTTTTACTAATTAATGCAAATGAATCTATTTGTATTTTTCTACAAATTTTTGCAGTAATTCTGCGAGTGAAATTCCGCCAATAACTAAACAGCCCAGTAGTATTATTTCTTTACTAAGAATAAAACTGTTACCGTCATTCAAGAGGCAATTACAATCTTTAAGGTCTGAAAGTGAGGCCCAAACGTTTATTGCGCCCATAGTTGCCAGTGCACCAAGTGCTACACTACACGCACTAAAAAAGGTAGGTTTGTATTGGGGTAGTCTGGCAGGTAAAATATAATACAGAAAAGATATTCCGGTAGTGATATAGACCATCCAAAGCCAAGTAAAGACTTCTTTCAAACGACAAAGGGTTTAGTTGTCTGGCTGTTGCTTGCTAGGCTTACCGCTAGACGAAAGCTGATTGATTGCGCCAAATATAAGACCTACGATACTACCTATGATTGCACCATATCGTAAATAATCGTCCGTTGGGTTATATGTATAAGCGAGCATGGCTATTCCGAAAGCGCCAATAAGGCTGGGCTTAGGGAGCGCAAGTAAAAAACTTAACAATGTCGCAATTGCCCTCTTTATAAATCCTAGAGAAGTTAACTCCCTTGAAAGCTCTACAATCCTCTCAGTTACGGGCAGATTATCTATATCAAAATCTTTGGAAATTTTCCTTCTTACGGCTCCCATATACTACTCATTTAGATTATGATAAAGTATATATATAACGTCTATGGCAATTTTTTGTGCTAGATAACACAATTTTTTGTAATGACAGCACAACAATAAGCTAGGCAAAGGGAATAGTAGTTACGCAACTGGCAAGATACGTGTATATACATCAATTGCAGATGTTGGTATTATAAAAAAGATAGGTCAGATTATATGGAGTTACGCAGATTGAAGAATTAGTTGTCTTACTAATCAGTACAATCACACTATTTACATTACAAGTTTAAATATGTTTTATATATTTATGATTCATTTAACTAAATATATATGAAAAAGTATTTACAGGTATTTGTTTTATCCACACTGTCAACCTTCGCTTACGCACAGGATGAAAAACCGGAAAAGCCCAAAACAAAGCTAGAGGCTTTTATGGCTCAGGACGGTACGGTGATCGTACAAGGGTTTTCGACAATCGGAAAGATGGAGGGAATGTATGGTTCGTTCTTGTCGGTCGATAGCAAAGAAATTACAGTAGCATCATCGGGTAAGAGGGAATACGGCATAACGATAGAAGTCAAGAAAAACATAGGTAGCAATTTGACAAGGGAAAGCACCTCCTATATTGATTACGACGAAATTGAATCGTTACTAAAAGGAATTGATTATATCAGCAAAATAGATAAATCCTCAACCAAACTACAGGATTTTCAAGCTGATTATAGGACTAAGGATGATTTGAAAATATCAGTATTTAGTGGGTCACTAGGCTTATTTTCCAGTTCAAAGAACAGCTCAATTTATCTCAATGTAGAGAGCGGAATTATTGGCAGGGCTACCGCTACATTCAAGCTGGAAAGTATTAACGAGTTTCGCGGTCTGATAGCAAAGGCGAAAGAGAAATTGGATAGTATCAAGTAATAAAAAAGGACGCTCTATTCTGAGCGTCCTTTTTTATTCAACATATTGCCAATTAAAGCCAGCGAAACTTAGTTTAGGCATCTTTTTTTTATTATAGTAACATTTGCCACGACAAACATTTTGTATGCTTTCTTTTTTTAACCCAAGTTCACTTTCTATGTGACTTGCAGTATCCCAAATTTTTACAACTTTCCCCGTCTCTAGATCAATTTGAGCTATCTTTTTAAATTTACCTATTGGTTCTAAAATTACTTTTGGCTTTTGGGGTCGTATTATCTTACCCTCTGTTTCATATTGCCATTTAAAGCCTTTATATGAATTAACTTTGATGTACTTTTCCCTTTCTACGCTCCAATAGTATCCTCTACAGGCTTTAGCAACCCCATGATGGTTGAATTCGGAATTGACTTTAATTTCATTAATTGAATCCCATACTTTAACGACTTCATTAGTTTCAATATTGATTTGCTGTATTTTAAGTTGAAGAATTTCTATTGCGCGTTTACGCCCCGTTGCCTGTTGTTCGGGAGTTGGGGGTTTGTTGTTTATTAGATATTTAGCGTATTGCTCAGGCGATGGTTTCCATAGTCTATTTTTTTGCCTTATGCTTTCTATAGCTTCCTCGCTCAACAAGCGGTTAGCGAATGGCCTGAATCCACCTTCAAACAATTGCTTACCAATTATTTTCATTTTTTCGAGTTGTTCTTTTGATGCCTTAAACCCTCTTTGCGAACCCGCCGTTGGGGTCAAATTATAGCCTTTTGATTTATCATAACATTGATAAAAGTCCATCCAAAACTGCTCTCTTTCATTAAGCCTAGTAAGATCATCTACCTGCTCAAGTACTTCAAAAATAAACTCGTCAAGGCCATATTTTTTTAAAGCATTGCCGAACCTTGTAGTGCTTCTTAATCTACGATGTCCACATAAACGCTTGTAAATATCACCCGCCTGACCAACATAAACCATTCCATTTGTCTTGTTAGTGAATTTATAAATGCCGGGAAAATGCAAGTCCGAACGTTTCATTTTTTTACTCCTTTCTTTTCAACTGGTTTAATAAAGTTCTTAGGAAAGCTATCCGTTTGTTCATGGCAGGTACGGCACAAGGTTTGACCGTTAGAAATCGCCCATAATTCAGCGCACTGTAACGCTTCATCAACACTGGTAATATTATATTCCCTTACCAGCTTGGATATATCTTTGAGGTGATGCGCTTCGATGATGATCTTTCGCCCATTGCGCTTGCCGCACACTTGACACGTAAACCGGTCCCGGATAAACACCGTACGTTTCCATTGTTCATACTCATCCAGCCGACGGATGTACCGAACAAGTGCCGTAGTGGATAACCCTTTATCTTTGTTCATAAGATCATCAGGTTATCAATGGCAAACTTGAGTAAATCGCGTGCGCTGCCTAAGCCTAGCTTTGCGGCTATACGGGCCTTGTGGTTTGCCAGTGTGCGGTACGAAATGCTGAGCAGTCTAACTATATCCTCGCTCCGCTGGCCCTGGCCGATGAGCCGAAGCACAAGCAATTCCTGTTTACCCAGCTTGCCTATACCCTCAAAGTCCGTCGGTGACACCACCCGTACCGTTACTGTTCTGGCCCGTCGTTTATTTTCTTTTGCCAGCAAATCCCGAATGCCCCAGATGCTCAAATCCTGAATGGAGCCAACGAGTAGCTCAACAATATCTAAAAACAAGCGGGACACGTACGTATTGGTTTTTTCGTGTTCCTGATAGCCATTGAGGGCTATGGACAACACGGCCAAAGCCGCATCGTCCAGATTTTTCAAGTCTCTCATGGCCTAGTTTTCCGAATAGGTTAGTTCAGCCGTTATGAGCGAATACAAGCGGTCTAAATGAGCGTGGCGCTCTATAGCATCCAATATGCTTTCTTTACTGGCTCTCGGTAGCTTATATACGTTGATACCGTACACATCATACAGCCGCTTGTAGAGGTAGCTATACGCCTGAGACTGGGAGGCGTTGTAATGGTCGCAATACTCATTAATGTGCCGACTGATACGCTGGCGCAAGGGAGTCAGCGAGGCTGGCTTAGCAGGAAATTTGAGTTCCGGCGTTGCTTTCAGGTGAGGGTTAACTTTTGACCGCCCTTTGGCTTGCAGGGCGTCAACGTCCGCCCGAAGTTGGGCAATCAAATTACCCTGTTCAAGCAGGGTGTGAGCCTGTTGGAGTATGACCTGTTCGACGGACAACAAAGCAGGGGTAGTAGTGGCTTGCTTTGCCTTTTGTTCCTTTCTTGCTTCAGCAAATGATTTGACTAGTATAGACTTAAATTGAACTACTCGCTTAGAATTTCGGCTTAATGTACCGATGAACAGGGCTTGATCTTCGGTTAAATAAGCTAAACTTTCAGGCCGCCCTTTGCTGGATAAGGTTTCGGTTTTTCGCGTTTCAAACGCGATTAGCCCAAATTCCGATTCTATTACATTTTGATGCGTGCGAATACTTTCAAGAAGATTCTTATGCTGAATGCCAAGTCCTTCCGCAAAATCCATACTACAAACCCTTAGTTGGTCGCCATCATTTTTTATTGATAGCAGATTTTCACCTGTTTGACTATTCATGATTTGTAGAGTGGTTATTGTTGAATAAATTCAAAGTGCAAGCCACCCGTACGCTTCCTGCTTCCATTACAAACCCGGCTTACTCTTCTAAAGTCTAAGCCTAGAATTTGAGCAGCTTCTGTTATTGAGGTATATCGAGTATTATTTGTTGTACATAAAACCGCTTTCCCTTTTTTGCCTTTGTTTGCGGCACTTATTTTTTGTTTAGTCTGAACACTTAATACCCGACCAGTTGCTGCTGCACTGATTTTCTTTCTGGCTCCCTCACTCATCACTCTGCCAGTACTAGCAAGTCGTTGCTTTTGCCTAGTGGATAAACTGATTTCGCGTTTAGAGTCACGTATCTTCTGAATAGTTTCTTCGGAATGTCGATAACCTTGCATACTCAGTCTCCATTTTTTGATTGCAGTTAACGATCTCTTGGTTCCGGCAGGGCTATTTGCAACAAGGAGGGTGTTATAATAAGGTCGCAGTTGATCTAAATAATGTTGCTCGGTACCGATGAGGTCAATTACTGAACAACGCTTTATCACTTCAAAATACAGGTCTGATAGACCGTGCTTGTTTGCGTGCCTTTGAAGAAGTATTGAGTGATGTCTATTTTTTGACAAGTCCGCTAAATGCTGACTTCTTCTTTTAGAAATATTCGTAGCACTACCTACGTAAAAGCGATTAGGGTACTTTCGGCTCCTAATACAATAGATACAGCTTATAGATTTATTCTCAAGTGATTCATACAATTCACGAGCTGACACCACGGGCAAACCTTGTTCACCCGTTGTAATGGTAATTAACTCATTCATGACCCTGCCCCCCTCTCTGCTGAAAATCAATCAGGAATTGCAGTGCCTCGTGAGCCGATTGCAGGTCAGTTAAGAAATCAACTAAGCCAAGTAGATCGTACAGGGTGTTTTGATTGGAGGTTGCGCTCAGATCACGCTGATAGGTCGTAAGCCAGTGGTAAAGGATTCTGTTAATCGGCTTAATGGGCAGGTTGCTATCCAAGTAGTCGTCAACTACCCGCAGTACGCCAACCTGGGCACTATACAGGTCCTCGGATAGGGCCGGGAATACCGGCTGCCGGCTGTCCGGCATTTGAAGGATTTGAGGGGCGTTTTGGCCCATTTGACCGGATTTTTTTGCATAGTTCTCCCGGTCGGAGTAGTTTTGCTCCGTGTTCATTATAACTTATCGGTTAGAGTGGCACTTGCCCCTTTGCTACGGTCGTCGAAAACTTAGCATTGGGGTTTTTTATGTCTTGTCAACTCAGTTCATACAGTCCAGCGGGCAACCTCCTCAGTACTATATCGCCTTTTCTGTCCCTCATTGACAATACAAATATAGAGCAAATAATTGATTATAACTAACATTAAGGGCTACATAATATTAATTATAATTAACATTTATTTTTCGGCTGGCTTTTTTAGGCTGAACGCAACCTGTAGATCATACCCCAAAGCATCAGCAATCTTGTTTATTGTGGCAAGGGTCATATTTGTTCTGCCTGTTTCAAAGTGCGTGTAAGTCGCTGTCTTAACGCCTATTATCACGGCCAATTCAGCCTGAGTTAGCCCCTTTAATTTTCGTAGCTGCTTAATGTAATCTCCTATTTCTTTGGGCGTATTCATGCTGTTGGTTTTATAACCACAAACTTACAAATTAATATTGATTATAATTAATTATTATTACCTATCGGTCAGCGTCACTTTGATTGGGTGGTAAAACACTAAGTGCCACTTCTTGCATTTACCTAAATTTTATAACTACGGCTATCATAATTACGCATTGGATCTTTTTTTATTATCTTCGTCACCTTTCGCACCTTGATAAGTATTTGACAGTGAGGTTTACTAAATGGCTATTCTATACCGTTGTAATAGGCGCATTGCCGTTCATTATTAGGTTTTTTCTATTCTCTATAAGAAGAGATGTCAGCAGTGAATACATAGTAAATATTGTTGATATGGTAACCTTCGGCTTAGTCTTACATGTTTCCAATCTCAATGATTTGGAGAATTGGCAGGCCATTGAAGAAAAAGAAAGAGTATTGTACAGAAGGATTTCTTTGCTTTTAGTTGTTATCCTATCAGTCTTACTTGGTTTTGCTTATGTGGCAGATTTAGACAAAACGGATTTATACAACAAAAGTACCATTACTAAGTATTCTGCTGCCCTTGCTTTGATTTCACTAATTTTTATATCTTCTATCTACATACGCTATAAAAATCAAGAACAAAATGACTGAAATCCGAATACTTGATATTTGCGTTCTATTAACCGGAATATTAACTCTTTATGTGTCTGGAGTAAATATTTGGCATGCAATAAGGACATCTTCTTCTCAAGAACAACTCACAGCAGAAAAAAAGAGTAGTATATATCAGTATGAAAATACATCTACTCAAGAAGGTATCAACTTACCTATGGCTAGCATCAGAACACATCTGAGCCAAGATGAAAGATCGAAAGAGCCATTTACAGAAAAATGGATACTTTCTAAGTCAAAGCTATCCCCAAGTTATCTTGCAGGTCTTGTAAAACGCGCTGAGCAGGGTGAGCAAATGGCACAAAAAGAACTATATGAACAATACTCACTACCTATGTTTATTGTTAGTATGAAAATTACCGGAAATGAAGATGTTGCTATAGATGTCGTTAAAAATTCATTCATTGTTGCGTATAATACCATTAGCGCCTTTCCCATTCAAAATATTTCTTTTAAATCTTGGTTAAAACAGATCGTTGTTAATGAGTCTAAGCTCAAGATTCGCAGTCAAAAACTAAAACCTGAAACTAAAGAATACTCTAGTTTCTTTAGTTCTATGCAGGAAAAACAAATTCAATCAACTTAAAACCGAACATATTACCATTAGTCTTATTTAACGATATAGGAATTTGTGTTTGATACAAAACCTTTTGATCCCGCCACTTTTCTCACTATTACCAGTCGCAAAATGGTTTAAATTGAAATAGCGCTTTCGTGGTAATAAAAAGGGCTTTCAGGTAGAATGCTTTCATTCTTATGCTATAATATTATTTATGCTTTATAGTTGTGTATTAGCTGTAAGATTCTATCTGAAACTGTACTCAACGTAGCCTCAATTCGCAAAAACTTTAAGACTGATTTACTTCGTAGTACCCTAAATTTATACATCTTATTGAGTAGCTTAAACAAGTTTTTCTAAATTATGATTAAAAATAATGGACGACCTTTTGAAAAGCTAGTGGCAATAATCCAAGAAGCATACAAAGACCTTCCTCAGACTAAAATATATACCAATCATAAGGTTAGGGATAGACTTGGAAAGAAGCGAGAATTTGATGTCTTTATTAATACTAATACCAATAATTTTGATTTTAATGTTGCCATCGAATGCAAAGATTATCAGAAACCAGTTTCCGTTAGCGTAATAGAAGCATTTAATAGCAAGTGTAGCACCGTAAATAATATAAATAAAAAGATAATAGTTTCATCGAAAGGCTTCCAGTTTGGCGCTGTAGATAATGCAAAATTATTTGATATAGAACTTAGGACACTATCCAGTATTAATAAAGAAAACATTGTTCTAAATCCAAAAATTCAAGAGGGATTTATGTCTATGCGACTATCTGTAATAGATTACAGATTGCATATCGATAGTTCTATATTTGGTAACATCATATTTAGTATGAGTGATTTACATAAGCTTAATCATACTTTCCTATTAAATAACAATTCCACAAATCCGGGTGCACTTATTCAAAAACAACTTAATACAACCATTATACAGCAAGAAATTTTAACGTATATGATAAAAGAGTCTATGAAGAATAAAACGAGTATATACGGCGATAACTTCTTAACAGAGATGGGTTTTGACTTTGAACCGATACAGGATAATGTACAAAGTTTGATTATAAATGGAAGAGCATTTGCTGTGACCAAAATACAGGCAAAAATAAGGTTTGAAAGTCAAACTAAATCAAAAAAGGACGCTAACGTTAGCTTCTATTTGGGAGAGAACTTATCTAAAGATGGTGAGTTATGCTCTATATCTTTTGAAGGACAAATACATCCAAGTTATTTTTATATTAGCACAAAAGGGGATAAAGAGGAACATACTTTAATCTCTGACAATAAAACTACTAAATTAAATCGTACATGGACTATTTATTTAGATGAGTAAAGGCATAATAGGGATCGATATTTAAAGGCAACTAATATGGCGTCTGGATTCATTGATATGGACTTCTGTTAATACCTACAACAAATGCCCAAACATTGATAGTGGTTGGGCATTTGTTATTTATGGTAAACTAAGCAAATTTAGGGACTCCAAGTTGCTGAGCGAACTTCGCGAATTGCTCAATCATAGCATTAACTTTCCCAATCACGTGATCGGCAGATTGAGTATTGGTATGTATATCACTAAAAGCTAGATAAATTTCTCCAGCATATTCCAAATTCAGTTCATCCAGTATTTCTTCTCGCACTGCTATCACTACGTTTTCCAGAGTACTATCATACAAACCAATAGTTGATTGATAGTCTCTGATAGCACCCCGCTGCCCCACTGATTGTGAGTCTTTACGATTCTCTGTCATCAATCTATGGGCTTCAAGGGTGAAAGCTTGGAGTTCACTAATTAACGTTTCTGCTGCTAATTTTAGCAAACTTTTCCGAAGTGGCTTTTGCTTGTTTTGCACATTCCTCAATAAATCATTTAGCTCTTTCATTTTCAATTAATTATACATCAATATACTAACAATAAGATACTTGCAATTTTCAGATTGAAAACATAATGGCGGGTGAAGCTGGCACGCTTCAATTAGGTCTTTTAGACCGCATTCGCCAGACTTTCTAGTCTATTCACAGCACTTAGAATATTATTCTTAACCATTGACGGATCATCGTCTTCGGATATTGCAAACTGCCTATGTATTTCCTCTGACATAGCTATATTACTGATGAACATGATTATATCTCTAAGTGATTCAACTCTGTTTTTATAAGGTCTGTAGTGGTCTCGATATTTGTCAGCTTCAACCATGTTTGCGCCGTGTCCAGGGTTAATCAATCTCTGATTGCGCTCAGTAAACTCTTTTTCCGCTTCATCTATTCCCGCAAGCACCTCTTTCTTTAATTGTGTAGCTTCCTGTTTGTACAGATAGGTATCATACAAAGCTTTTCTAACTACTAGGTTTAGTCCTTTGAGTTGTTGGTTCAATTCATTCATTATAAAAAATAGCTTTCGTACCACTTCGTTGCGGCAATATGAAGCTACGCATATCTTATGTGACAGCGTACCTAAATTTAGGGATCGGCAGTCGGCGGCCCTTCCTTCGCGCGAAATAATAAAGCCGCCAATATTTTAGCGGCTTCGTAAGATTTAGTTTATTCCGTTTCAATTAACTTTCACACAGTAACATTGATATAAGGTATTATCACGAAGCGCAGTGTAGGTGCCACACCAATAACCGTTGCTAAGTGATGTTACGTTGGGCTTGGACCCTTTTGCGCCATTGCAGGCATTACCCTGCGGAGTAAGTCCGGGCACATACCCCAAACTTAAAGGACAAGTAGCTCCGCAAACATTGTCGTACCATGACGATCCATTATGAGTGGGGGCTGTAATCCACATGCCCGTAATTTTAGCGGCTTGAGTTAGTGACACCCAAGCCGATCCATTGTACCCCTCAAAGTCTGCACCTGTCCATCGAATGGTTCCAGCAACGGCTGACGTTGTATTGCTAACCTGCAAATTGGCTATTTTGACCGCACCAGTATTGGTGTTAGCAATATCATTCCCTGTTAGTTGCCAGTATGATACGGCTCCGCCAGGGGCAAGTGTGAGTATCACGTTCCCTGTCGCATCAACTGACAATACCTTGCCGTTAGATGCCGACGCGGACGATGCACTAGTTAAATTGGTGAAACCTAACCCACTGGTATTTGCCTGACTGCTTTTAATAATTGTAGCTGACTGAATGATCTGAGCGTAACCAGCGGTCAAAGAGAGGTACAATAAGATAAGGTAGCTATAGATAGGTTTCATAATCTATATAATATATGAGTAGGTAAGGTAATTTAATTTTTACAACCTATTTTGATTCAATGACTTATCAATCACTGAATTTATTAAGCGCACCCTAAGAAGAAATGCCCAGCCAATACATTATTACCCCCCTCTCTTCTTACCCCCTCTAATCCAAATCCCTATCATTTATCACCACAATATCAATCTTCGTGTACCACAATTTATTTATTAACAACCTCCGCAGCTTAATCTCTTCCGGGAAACCACCATCTCCGCGTATTGTTTATCATCCAAACTTTCCTGACATTTACTTCGTTAATGATTTACCAGAACATTAGCCATACCTCTGCAAGTCACTAATCCGCGACTACTTTATCCGCATTTACTTACCTGCTAGTGGTTTTACTAACACTTCTATTATCATACCTCTATTGAGCTATGGAACAATTAAGAATTGCTGAACTTAGATATTTTTCGCGTTTCAGACGAAAAAGAGTCTTAGCCAGAAAGAAGAAAGTCTTATCGGGGGGCAAGGTGGTTTCCAGGTTAAATCGTGCTCAAAAGATAAGCCGATCAACTTTCAAGTACGATCCCAAAAAATTTGCTGAAACATTCTATCAGCAGTATGGCAAAGCGATGTCCGTGTTGGCAAATGAGTGATGGGGAATCGTAGGATAACTTTCGCCGATTTTGAGGCTTTACTCAAATTTGCTCAGGAATACCACCGCTTGAAAGATGAGCCGATTCCAAGTTTAAATAATGATAGTCGCGGTAAAATAGAATCGTGCTTAAGCACACCTTTTCAAATATTTTATGGAGCTGTTGCCTTTAAAGGACTCTTTAAGAAGGCAGCGGCTCTTTTTTATTACATCGCAAAAGGCCATCCCCTGGCTAATGGTAACAAGCGAATGGCATGTATAACGGTAGGTTTCTTTCTATTTAAAAACCACTGGTACATTGGTGCCACAAATGAGGATTTGATTAGCCTTGCCCGTTATACAGCCAACAGTCATGCTCAAGATAAAGATGAATGCATGAATCGCATTGAGCAAGTATTAAGAGAATGTGCTGAACGAATGCAGCCTAGTCCTACTAATGATTAATAACTAGAGCAGACACTTAATTAGGGGTCTGCTCTTGTTATTTTCTATCTTATCTCAAGAGTTCAGTTGTTATTAAGCTCCTTCTATGCTAAGGTCATGCTCTTTCTAGTTGCGCTTGCAATACTTCTTCGATCTTCTCTCTGTTAACTTCGGCTATTGAAAGTGCATATGTTATCCTTTTTTCTTCTTTAGGTTTAAAATAGAACTTAACTTCAATTCTTCTGCCAACTACAATTCCAACTATATCCATTTGGATTACAGATTTTTTGTAGGGTATGCTAATCGAAATACATCCCGTATTACCAGCGTAAGTAACAGGATAGACAAGTTGACCGTAGTCAGCCCTTATGCCACTATCCTTTAAAGTCACCAAAATATCTACGATGGCTGGTTTGATGACCTCAGCAAAGAGCGTTTTGCAGTCTTCCCTAAATTGTCTGTTTACTGCAATTTCTTCATCTTGCCTTGCTTTTTTGGCTTTCTGCTGATCCTCTTGAGCTTGCATATCGTTTTTTAAAAAGTCGCTTAGTGCCATAATAATATTGAAATATGTTGGTCAAATACTGATAAATGCGTGGAACCAATCCTTTTCTCTAGTAGCCCTCATAAAGCCCCTAATCGTCCGTGTTTATAATAAACTACCTGCTTTTGTGAAACATTTGCCCCAACGCTGTATCCGCCAAGATTCTCGCGTTGGGATTCTGTTTTTGTAATCGGGTGAGTTTCACCCGCTACCCAGTTAGGACTTTACTGACTAATCAATTGACTTACAAACCTCCTAGCGTCCTCTAATTGTGGTTCATTTTTCAAATCTTTTTCAAGCACTTCATGTACCCACTTTGGACCATGGCCGCCGACGGTTTTATCAAAACCTTCCAGTTCACCTACTTCCAATATATTAAAACCTACAGATCGACACCTATTTATTACTTCCGAAAATAATTTAGTTGCCTCGCCAGCTGGTATAAAACTTTTTCCCGCACTTTTTACCTCTGACCAAGGACTGACTTTCTTAAGAAGAAGCCGTATTGCTTCAACACTAGTTTTGGGAAAGACTCTGTTAGTTTCTTTTTCTATAATTTTATTAATGCCTGATACTACATCAGAAGTCTCTAACTCAGGCCGTTTATTTTCAATTTCACTTTTTAGCCTTTTCCAGATAGGTTCTAATCCTTCCCAATCTCCTCCCAGCCCACTGTATATTTCCCGTAAAGGACTATCGGAGTTAAGAACATCAATATCAGCAACAACTAATAGTTTTACTCCGAGCCTGACCAAAGCATTTACAATAACGGGTATCCTTTGCTTTCCACCACAATGGACAAACAGTACATCTGGCTTAACTTGCTCTTTATCATCCGTTAATGAGTCCATAACAGCCCCAAAAAATCGACAGTCTCCATCACTTTCGCAGATAATAACTTTTGAATGGAAAATGCCACTTAAAATGTTTGAATATCTCAAAAGTGGATCTCGCCAAAGCGTTTTGATAGCATCGCTATTTAATTCATTTATTTCGTTAGTATTTTGATTGCGCTCAATTCTAATAACCTTTACTCTATTAGGGCTTTTGTCTATTAATCCCTTAAGTAAATCTTCGCTATGTGTTGCTAAAAATATTTGCTTGCCGTGAGTTATATTAGCAGCTAACATTTGACCTAGTAAATAAGCCTGTGGAGGATGTAGAAAGGCCTCTGGTTCATCAATAAAAAGCAAACTCTCAAAAGCAACGAAAGCACTTAACAATACACCTACAAAGCTTCTCATCCCATCCCCTTGCCTATCAATAGTGGGAAGCATGGACAACTTTTTGATATATCCAGAAGAAACTCTATCCTCACCAGATTCTAATTCAGGAGAAACTCCAACGTGAAGAGGAATAACTTTCCCTGCGGCTCTATTTACAATCAAATCAAGGCCAAAGGCTTGTTTAAAAAATTTATTAAATTCTTTTTCAAAGGTATCGTTCAGTATAAGGAAATGATAGGGATGCGATGGGCTTTCCGTTAAAATTGAAATATTTTCGGCAGTATTCGCGATCTTCAAACGCTCTTCAGTTGTTAGCAGTTTACTAAATAGGGGAGCGAGTATGGATAGTCTATTTTCATCTTCCCAAGATCTGCTAATATTATCAGGATGAATTGCCTGACCTTTAAATCTTAAGTACTCATCCTCAGCACCTTTTTTAGCGACGCTGTTTATCAGAGTGTCTACGGATTTACTATCTCCATATTTAATTGTCTCTACTTCTGAAATTATAACTGAACGAAAGCTGTGCCCTAATAATGTATATATTTCCCTTAAGGCAAGACTTTTGCCAACGTTGTTAGGTCCTACAAACACGATTATTTGATCTTCATTAAGCGAAATTACATCCTTATTTTTAAAGACGATATTTCGTAACAAAGCCTTTGGGGTGACAGATTCTTTTTTTTGCGGTTGTGGGTGCGCTTCTAAATTATTTAAGATCGACTCCATAGGTAATGTCTTTCATTTTATTTTACATGATAAAGCCCCTACATATTACTGCAGAAACACAAACAACTTACTCCAATCTATATGTGCTTCGTAAATCTAGCAGTAAGTCCTTATCTCACCCAATTTAATATCACCTGAAACAAGTCCTTTCTCAAATTTAGGAAGCGGTATCTACTCCCCCTCATTCCGCATTGCTTCCAAGACCATTTCTGGCAGACTAAACTGCGTCCACTCCTCATAACGAGCTAGGAAAACCTGGAAAACCAAAGCATTTGTACCTGAATTCGCCGGATCGTCTTCCTGCTTTGCGTGGGTAATATTAGCAACTACGTATTGAGGCCACGAAAAAGGATCATCGGCATCATCGCCCACCCGTACACCTTGACCATATCCAAAGCGAGGCGGCTCAGGTACAACAATATCGGGGTGGATTTGTGTAGTCGTGCGGCGGCTTAAGTCGTCGTAACAGAGGAAACGCAGGTAGTATTTCATATATAGGGCGGTTTTGCATACCGTCCCAAAGTAAGGATTCTTATGTAAAAGTTGCAACATATATAGCAAAATAATATTATAGTAGCTTGCTTCTCCATAAATCACCTTTAAGGTTAGTATTCGGCATCGACAATCGGTAATTAGTGCGTCAACCAAATTTATTTTATTTGTTACTATAAATTTACTTATTTTAATACTTTACTTATTTTTAGACATTTATTTACATTTAATTAAACAAGTTAAATTACTATGAAACGCACACATCTATCTATTCTTAGGCCATTTATGTATATGGTAGGGTTACTAATTATGTTAGCTACCTGTACGCCGAACTTGACCGTACCCAATGCAAATACGCCTACCAACGCTGGTGCTCGTGTTTTATACAGGTGCGGGACGACGACACCCTTTACCTCAACAACGTATGCCTGTTATGATAACTCAGCCCTTTGGAGCACTGACTTTGAAACCACGTACTCTGATCCCCACCTCTTTGATTCACACCTAACCAACCAGGCCTACAATCTTGACAGTATTCGTATTAGCACTGACCAGGCCAGAGCAGGTTCAAAATCACTCAAATTTACTTGGGGGCAAAACCAGTATACAGGCGACGGAACAGCCAATGCCAATAACTCTACGCACAGTGAAGTCTACGTAAAATGCCCAAATCAAGGGACCAGGCAAGAAAAATGGATTGGTTTTAGTATGTATTTACCGGCGGCTAAAATGCAAAGTGATGGTACCGTCAATCTGTTTCAATGGCATGGATACTATCCTTATGCTAGTGCTCCAAACCAAGGGTGTTATCAACAAGCGCCGGTTGCTTTCGATTTGAGAAGCGATAACAAGATTTACGTTTCCACGCGCACTATAGACTCGATTGCTTGTAAATGTCCCACTCCGATTAATGATGCCACCAACAGCACGTATTATTCATTTCCACTGGCTAGTTTTGACCAATGGGTTGACATCGTGATTCACATTCGGTTTGATGATGCCGCCGACAACGCTCAAACTGGCCTTCTCGAGATTTGGCAGAATGGTAACAGGGTAGTAAACGCATCCAATGTCGATATTGGCTATCCCGATGGCGATGAGTATATTAAATTCGGCCTTTACTGCTGGCCTAGAGCTTTCGGGCAGATATACACAAAGCCTAACAAGCTCATTTATTTTGACAGTTTCAAGGACGCCAATCAGACGGGGTCGTATGCAACAGTTGCGCCTAGTAGCCCCAGCAACCCAATGAAGCCACAAGTCAACTAGTAATTTCAATTGCCTTACATCTGCCCGACTAGCCTTATCGCTGTCGGGCCTTTTTTTTCGGCAGTCAAAGTACGTGTATATACATGAATCGTTTCAGCTTACTCAACCCCAAATCAATATCATTTTTCACCACAATACATATCTCCACACACCCCAGTCGTTTTATTAACAATGTTTCGTATTAAAACTTTTTCCGGGAAACCACCATCTGCGCATGTTGTTTATCATCTAAACTTTACTGACATTTACTTCGTTAAAGTTTTTAGTTGTTATAGTTGCTACTTCGACTAACTATAGTACTGTAAAACTTTACTTCTAACCGCAAGTAGTTTTATAGCATTAGAATTATCATCATACTCCCATCTATTTGAGTCATGAATAAGCAGGATGATGTTTTCGTGCTTGAGCCTGTAGAGCCCAATAAGCAATACAGTCAACAGGTGATAGCTGGCAAGTTTAGGCCAAGCAATAAACTTGTTGTTTCGATTAACGGCCGCCGTTTTATAATTACGGTGCAGCAGGTAATGCCTTTTAATCCCACCGATCAGCAGCTTTCGCCAATTATAAAGAGGTTTCTTGCACTGAGACGTAAAAACATTGGGGGCGTATATTTACAGACGCAATCCCCAAAGCCTTTTGATTTTAAAAAACTAGCTGAACGTAGTGCAATAGTTGACGCACATATTACCCAAGGTGGTAAACTCGAAGAATTGAGTGGATTTAACTTTATTTTACCCGCCGGCCTATCCAGTAGAGCCAGAAAACAGTAAACTTACTTTTTCTACCGATTACGGAGCCAAGTATTCTTTGTATTTTGACTCAGAAGGGTATTTTGATGATACTTCATATACCAATCAAGTAATCACGGCCTATTTGATAGAGAATCAGGTAGCTACGGATAAAAATAGGCCGCCTATAGATCGCAGAATCGAGGCCACCGTAATAGATACGTTTAACTTTCTCATTGAGGCTAATAACGATACTGTTATAATATACTACTGTAGCCAATTAGAGGGAAAGCAAGCAAAGAGGTACAAATGCTTTAAACGTTGGATGGAAAAGTGGATTACATTTAGAGGTGACGATTGCGAGCTACTTTCAAATATATCAAACAAGCACCACTCATGTTGTTTGTTTTTGAAGTCACATCCGTACAGCAATGACATTAGAAGTAAGTTTGTAGAGTACAGGAATAGCAAATATTGAAAATAGGGCTAGGCTTTAAGTCTAGCCCTATTGCTAAGAAATCCCTTTCGACCGAATTGGACCAGATTTACCATTCGATTCAATATTCTCTTTGCCATTTTTCAACGGTGAGGAGGGCGCCGAAAATCGTAACCCAGCCGAAGGAACCCCGTCTGCCGGATAAAACTCCAACAAATCATACTGGCTGGGGTCAACGAGTCGAGTAGGGTTCGGCTTATCCGTGGCTTCCCCGTAATACGCGGTTCCATTGATGAGCGCTTCTCCAAACTGAGAAAGCCCCTGTTGCGCGTAAATGGCCCAATTGGAAAACCCATTACTAGCTTCGAAATACCCGGCTATATTTCCCAGTCCATTTGTTTCGGTAGCAATGAAGTGCCCGGCTGCCTTGATGGGTATATTGCTGGAAAACACGAACGCCCCAAGCCTACCCTCCGTACGGTGCGGATTGGTCGAGGAACGAACGATCAGGAAAGCAGATCCGTCGTTATTTCTATATTTAATGTATATACATGTATTTTGTCACTTGCGTAACTCCATTTAATATTGATAATCCGAATTAAGTTAGTCGTTTTTGTTAACTATTAGCCAAACCGTTGTCCTTGAGTGTATGTCAAATTTTTTCATAATTTTTTGCTGGCAGACACCTACGGCTAGACCCCTGTCGATCAGTCGTTGATACATCACTTTGATTTTTAAATTGCGCCGTTGTTTGCTCTTTTTATTAGGAGTTAATAGTCTATTCATAAAACGATAGTTGGTTTTTTTGATTATCAGTTAAGGCATTCGGATTCACCTCTACTTGTGAATCCGAATGCCTTAACTTTTTATGTCTTGCCAAATTTACAAACTACTTACAATATAAGTATAGCTTAGTATATTTACCCTGATTAAGTACCTGAAAATTAAGTCATTAAAAAGAAAAATGGGAGGTTTATTTAATGACTTATCTAGGGATTTTTTTGCGATTCCCTTAGTCGTACTGCCCTGTCTATTAGGTTGATACAGGAAGGTTTTTAGTCAAGATTTTAGACAAAAAACTACACAAGAAATTGAACAACATGATCGCTTTGAATGCCGCCAATATTCGGATTTTTTTTTGCAATGGCTGCGCCCTGCTGAGGATTGTTGATAAACCTTTTGCGCTTAGTTAGCATGGAAAAAGCAATTGTTAAAATTCCATTCAACGGCACGGCTGTTGGTACTGGTACGAATCCGGTAACGGCTGAACTGACCGGGGCTGGATTCGTACCCGGTCGGCTGGATAACCAGGCGATAGCATTCACGGAAGGCGGTCATGCGGATATCATTCCCAAGATTGTACCCTTTAATGCCAGCTTTTCCATGTCGATCTGGATAAAAGCACTGGGCCAGCCCAACGGCAGCCCATCGGCCAGCTGGCTGTTGTACAAGTTTGCAGGCTTCGAGCGGTTTCTGTTTATCGATCTGAACAGTTCGCTACTGCGGTGGAGCTATCTGGTCATCATTCAGGAGTTCGATGAGCCGGAAAAAGGGCAGGTAAGTGTATATCTGAACAGTCGGTTGGTAGGCAATAAAACGTTTCCAGCTGACTGGGGAAACCCTACCGGCTTCTGTATTGTCAACGATGGTCCGGCTTATTCGGGCTTTGTAAACCTCGAAGAATTTGCACTCTATCCGGGCGTGGTGTCCGATCTGATCCAGCCGGAAAACCCGTCGCCGGTCGGGCTGCTGGAAGTCGAATACTTCATAAACGGGAGCAAATTCAAGGATCGGGGCATCTACGTATCGTCATCGGATGGGCTGTTTGATAACCTACCGCTCAAAGATCCGCAAACGTTCGACTGGCCGGATTATCACGGTGTTGTGATGGATTTGAGTGCTCCACGCTTCGGGGCCAGAATCATTACCCTGAAATGCTTTATCAAGTCCGATGAGGGCGTTGATGAATTCATTGAGCGTATTCAGCAGTTCATTACCCAGTTCACCAAACCCGGTACGCAGCGGCTGAAAATAAATGCTCATTCGACCAAACCACTGGTCTATGAGGTCATTCTACAGAATTCGATCAACCTCAACAAGAAATTCAGGGAATCCAACATGGTCGGCACCTTCGATCTGGTTCTGATGGAGCCGGATCCGGTCAAACGTGTCCTGAATTTCGTTGGTCCCGGCACCGCTACGATCACGGTCACCTCGACCAAAGTTCTCGCCATTCACTGGGGTGATGGTACCCATACGTACGGCGTATTTGGTACAAAAGTCACAGCGACTCACACGTATTCTACCGCAGGATCCTATGACATCATTCTATCGGGTGTCATTGAGGATATCACCTACTTTTCGTCTAACGCATTGCTTGTATGGGGCAAATTGTAGTCACACGACCCGGTAAGCCTGATCTACCGCTGTTTAATCAGGAGCCTGCGCGCACAGTGAGCAGCGCCGTGCAATCCTGCAAGCTACTGAGTGAGGATGTGATCAACATGACCGTTGAGAGCGTGATACCGCTCGACTTTTCGATACGTGACAGCATTCTGGTATTCGGTACAACGTATACGCTCAACCGGCTACCAAAGTCCTACAAGGAGGGTGACCGCCGGTATAAGTATGATCTGACGTTCGAGGGACCGCAGTATAGTCTGTTGCCCGTTCTGTTTCTCAATCAGGATGCCTCTGGTTTCGCTACCGGGTCAGATTTTCCGCTAACGGGTGATCTAGGGTTTTACGCCAATGTGTTGCTAACGAACCTGAAACGGGTGTACGGCGCAACGGCGTGGAAACTAGGTACCATTCCACCGGGAACGCCAACGCTGAATCTGTCCTTCAACGCGGAGAACTCGCTGGCTGTCATTCAGAAGCTGTGTACCGAGTTCGACACTGAATTCAGTATCGTTCGGGATGGTACCGGCACCCAAACGATCAACTTTGGTAAGGTTGGGCAGATTCTGGGGCACACCTACGAGTACGGCCGTGGTAAAGGGTTGTATAATCTGAGCCGGGAATCAGTGAACAATGCAGCACTGATATCTAGGTTGTATGCCTATGGAGGGAGTAAAAACATTCCGTCCAGTTACCGCAACTTTGCGACTCGATTACGGCTCGACAACACCCTTTCCTTTCTTGAAAATGCGTCCGCAAAGGCGGCATTCGGACTGATCGAAGGTACCAAGATCTGGGAGGATATTTATCCACACCGCACCGGTACGATATCCACAGTGGGTGCCATCACCGCCAATGGAAAGACCTTCACCCTGACGGATACGAGTCTGGAATTCGATCTGTATCTGGAATCCGGACCAGCGCAGACCGTTGGCGGCAAAACCGTCAAACAGTATTCGTATCTGTTGCCGGGTGTTGCGCCGAAAATCCATTTTCAGAGTGGGGGGCTGGCTGGCTACGAGTTCGAGATCAACAAGTACGATCATACTACCAAAACGTTTACCCTGATCACTACGCAGGATGAACGTAGTATGGTCCTGCCATCGCCAACATCAACGGCATTCCAGCCTAAAGCGGGGGATACCTACATACTGGTCGATCTGATCATGCCCAGCAGCTACATCACAGCGGCTGAGGATGAGCTACGGGCTAAGGCACAGGAATACCTCAATGAGAATTCCAAACCCCGCGTTCAATACTCCCTGACGCTGGATGAAGAGTATCTGGCCAGTCAGCAGGGAACCGGCTCGATCGTCAATTTCTTTAGCCTGGGTGATTACCTGAGCATTAAAGATACTGGACTCAATATCGATGGTGCCAGCCGGGTAACCGGGTTCACCCGGAATGTCTTGTCTCCCAACAAGTACACGGTTGACATCGCTGATACCTACGAGATCACCCGTATCGAGCAGATGCTGAGTGATCAGAAAGCGATCACCACGCTGATCAAGCTGAATAATCTGTCTGATCCGGCCAGGGCGCGTTATGGCTGGCAGGCCATGCAGGAAATGCTGAACATGGTGTTCGACACGGACGATTATTTCAAGGATGGAAACATTCGCCCGAACTCGATTGCCACCAACATGATTGCCGTGGGTGCGAAGTCTCAGCAGTTCGCTATGAACTGCGTGATCGAGCCCAATTTCGAGGGAAAACCCAACGTGGTGAAGGTGAACGCTGGTAATCTGACCCATTACACGGTCGAGGAAACTATCCGGACGTGGCAGATCATCACCCAGACCACTACCATCCCGGATGATGCAGCCCGGTACATCTACGCCAAATGTAGTAAGACCAACTACAATGATGGAACGCTGATTTTCTCGACCGATCAGATCAAGCCCAATGATTCGGCTACGTACTATCATTTTTTGGTGGGTGTACTCAACTCAAAAGATGCAACGGTCAATGTTCGCTGGATCAGCCTGACGTATGGCGCCACGGCGATCAACGGCCGGTTCATCAAGACGGGTCGGATTCAGTCGTTCGATGGGACTACCTACTTTGATCTGGACCTGGGCGAAATCGGTGGTAAGATCACCTTCGTTGCAACAGACGGTTCGGTGAAACCCATTTCGGCACTAACCAAAACCACCATTGATGCCGGTATCGTTACGACCGGAGGTATTGAACTGGGCGGTGAAGGTGGGTCGATCAAAGCCGGTATAACCGGTGAGGGTACTGATGATTCAAGCGTTCGTATCTACGCCGGGTCAACCAAAAACAAGCGGCAAACTGCGGCCTTTCGAGTAACGCAGGCGGGTGAAGTCTTCGCGCGTAAACGGATCGAGCTAACCAACGAAAATAACGTTGGTCAGGCGGGTCTGGCTGGCAGTAATACAACCGCAGACGGGTTTGTTCGCATGTATGCAGGTAAACCCTATCCGGATCGGAATACGGCTCCTTTTCGGGTCAATGCCGATGGCTCAATGGTAGCTAGTTCAGGCCAGATCGCCAAATGGACTATTTCGAATACGGGGCTGATCAATAACGACGGATCTGCTTTCCTGATCGTTCGTTCCTCGACCAATCCGCACCGTACGGAGGGTAGGCTTGGGGCGTTCGTGTTTTCCAGCAATATACCCATCAAGGCAGCCGGGCACTTCATTGCTACCGAAACAGGACAGTTGGGTAATATCGCTGGCTATTTTGAAGCGGCAAATGGCGGTAAAAACTGGGCCATTTATGCGCAGGATGGCATTTCCCAACTCGGTGAAGCCCTGATCAACGGACGCCGGTACTACGGTGAAACGCTAACTGATCTGACCCGGTCAATTGATCCATCCGCGTATGATCTGATCGAGATATACCCGCAGGGGAATTCGGCCGGCATTCGATTTAGTCCACCTGGTTCACCCCTAAAAAATGGCAAAGAGGTCACGATCATTAACTGTAATGATACGAGCTCCGCGCTATTATTGCTGGATATCCTGCGCGGGTCAAACAACTGGAATTTGCCCGGTGGGGGTGTTCTGACGTTGGTTTTCTCCAACAACTTCTGGTACATCAAATCCATTCAGGACAACAACTGGGGCGAATCAGGACCGCCATTTGTGCCAGCAGTTGCAAATCCGGCACCCACGCGAGTTGGTACCATTCCTGACGTTACCATCAGCGACCGGGCCACTAAATCGTGGCAGATACCCGCCGGTATTTTCGTCGATGTTGGTGATACCCTGAGCTTTTATATCACCAGCAATCTGCCGGATGGGATCACCTTCGACGGGGGTGATCGACGACTGATTTTCGATGATTCAGCGATTAATGGTACCATTCCCATTGCGGTTAAGGTAACTGACAGCGCGAATCAGTCCGTGACCGGCAATTTTACACTGGTGCTCAACCGACCATCGCTCAATCCACCCCCAATCATTACCACGCCGTTCCCTACGCAGGTCATTGCTGGGGTAGGCGCTCGTACCATCACCGTTCCAGCGGCCAATACGTTCACTGACGTTGACGCCATGCTCTTTGATGTGGTGCTACTGATCGGTACGGGTCTGCCAGCGGGTATTACCTACAATCCGGACTCACTGACGCTTGATATCGCGGAAACAGTACGCTCAGGTAGTCTGGCCTTGAAAGTTATCGCAACCGATACGCTGGGTCAATCAACAGCCAGTCTGTTCATTCTGACCATTAACCGCAGCGTGGTCAATGTACCACCGGCCGTAGCGGTACCGATTCTGAACCAGACGCTGACGGGCATCGGTGAGCTGACCTATGATGTGCCAGCGAACACCTTCAATGATCCAGGCGATGTACTGACCATATCGGGTACCGGTCTATCTGGTGCTGCTCTGCCTGCGGGTATCACCTTCACCGCGGCTTTGCGTCGATTTGTTATTGCTTCTTCGGTTGGGGCTGGCAGCTATTCGGTCGAGGCCAAAGCGACAGATTCCGGCAATCTGTCGGTCGTGAGTGCCTTCATGATCACTGTCGTTCGTAGCGTCACCATACCAATCACGGTGAGCGATGACCCAACGGAATGGACTGAAGATCCGATCGTACCACCGACACCTGATCCGGGGGCAAGCGATCCACAGGGCGAAAAAGATGTCAAATTCTATACCTCATCATCGGGTAACGATGGTGGACCAATCTAATATGAAAAAGCTACTCGGTTTATTGCTGCTGATCAGCAGCTTTGTTCAGACCACGGCCACGGCTCAGTTCACCTACCGCCAATCGGTGGTAGGAACTGATACGCTGGTTTACCGGATTGATTTTGAGGGTAAAGCTGTGCGTGTTGCGCGGCTGCCTGCGGATGTTACCCGCTCGAAAAAGGCAATTCAGCGGCTTAACACCTACACGACTGAAGCCAAAGCGACGTTCAATACCGCGCAGTTTGGGACGGGCAAATACTTCGATCCCAACTACTTCTTTTCGATTGAATTCAATGGCAATCTGGATAACGTACCGACCAGAAAGGCGCAGGGGGTATCCATGTTTTCATCCCATGTGCAACCCAATCAGGATGAGTATAATGCGCTGCCCCAGAACCAGAAAATTTATTACGGGTTTGAGGGGTCATTGCATGGTCAGTACGAGGGGGCAAAGTACTATGAGAGTACGATAGAACAGCTCGAAGCGCAGTATAATAGCTCCATACCAAGTGGTTATTTTTATGCGGTGCCGAACATCGAAACCTCGACGGAGTGGAATCAATGGCGGTACGTCCAGCAGACGGGTCACGGGTACGACTCCTGGCAGGTTGCCCAGAATCGATCGATCAAATGCGAATCAGACGGGGTAACGCGAACGCTGGGTCAACTGTATTCATCGGGGCTATGGGACATTGAGATGACGGTGCGACGGGCAAACCGGAACGCGATTATGGCGACGATCTTTCGCGCGCGTAATACCTATTTTGCCTATGGCTCGTCGATGAAACAGGGGGAACCCCGAATCGGTGATATCGGCAACAAAAGCGTATTTATCGAGGGGACTCCCAGGCTTACCTTTATCGGTGGCAATGACGCAACCGGCACCATAACACTGAATGGCCGGACGTACACAGGCATTAATAAAAATGTCTACGGGTACGAAAATTCAATGCTGGATTACTACTACTATTTCTCATCGACCCTGAATAGTAGTGATTACCAGAGCATTTTCATTGCCAAAAATCCCGGCACCCAAACGCTCCCTTACATCTGGTCCAAACAGCTCCCTTATCATATCGTAGCCAGCGAAAAAGGGCACTGGCAGGCCAATAAGTGGAAGATGCAAAACGTACCTGGCCAGACCGATCGGGGTTCAGTCAGGATGCAGGAGCCTTTCTATGAAGGCAATTTTTACACGACGGATGGTGTCGAGGTTGGCGCGTTCATGCCCTTCGCGGAGGTTCAGGGGGTGCCCGTCGATGGCTTTAGTTACACGCCAAAAGTCTGGTTAGCGCCTTATCTGACCTATGGCGCTTATGTGGTTCATCGCTTTTTAGAGGGGTCAACGCCCGGATCAGGGTACCATTTGTTCAACGCACCCGGTCAGGCCAAGCTACCCAGTAGCCACGGCATCTATAATCACCACCTGCATACCATCACCGCCATTTTTCAGGCGCGCAATGATATGCAGCCACTCGAACGATTCTACGCCGGTTCAACACTGGTTCAGGATCCTGACGTACAGTTGCTGGAAACGGGCAGCTGGCTGAATTACAACGGCAGTGATGCCTTTGGGTTTCAGGCAGACGGGGGGCGACTGCCCCAGAAACCAGCCTACATCGTGCGTTACAAACCAACTAGTTCAGGCTGGCAGGTCTACGTTGAGGGGGGCATGAATCAGGACTGGACGGCCTCACGCATTGATCGAATTCGTTTGCCGGGGGCTCTTAATGGCAATGTGATGCGGGTCAAACTTACCGGACCATCCGTGCATGTCTACGAATTTGCTATTAGCTCAGGCGATACAGGGCAAGTCTATGAGGCTACCCAAACGATCACCACGACCGTTCCCGGTTACGGCGGTCGGCTTAATCTAAACTAATCCTCACAGATGAAAAACGTACTCAATTTACTTGTTCTACTCTGTCTGGCACTACCAGGCTTCGGGCAAAACGTAGCGAAGCCCAAAGCGATCATTTCATCTAGTCTGGGTTCCTACACCGTAACCGCTCCTGATGTACCTAAAGACTATTATGGACGTGGCGATAATGCAAGAGCTATATTTCGTGATGCAGTCTATAAAGGCGAATGGCGCTTAGTCACCGACGAAGGCTGTATCATCCCGAAGGGTACTATTCCCCCAGCGCAGAAACCAAACTGTAGTACCGTTGTCAGCTGTGACTATCAGATTGCGGTCAACTCGCCATCGGTCGGCTGTAGTGAAACCGTATTGCTTACCACGACCGCATCTGGTACGGCTGCTACAGGGTTAGCCTACACCTGGACGGGTCCGGGTGGACAAACGATAGCCGGTGATATTTTGGCAGTTGCCTCGTCAACCAACGGTGCGTTTCAGTACGTGGCCACAGTCAGCAAGGCGGGATGCACATCGAAAACCGCCGTGGCGACGCTGACCGTGACGGGCTGCCAAACCCAGACAACAGTAACGCCCTCAACGGGTGTGTACGCCTACCGGGGGGACGATTTCGACTATACGCCTTATGCTGACGCGGACCAATCGAACAAGTTTCCAGTTTTTGAGAACTCCAATATCTACGTGTCGCTGGCCCTGCGTAATCAGTTGCAGGGTGCCACGCAACCGGGTTTAGGGGGTGGAATCTATCAGATAAAAAATAAGCAGTCAGCCAATCCAGACCATGTTTTGGTAAACGTACCAAACCGCTATATCGGTGACGATAATGGCAGTCCGGACCGAAACCGTACACCAGACTTTCTAGGAACCGGGCAGGGTTTAGGGGAGTGCGTGTATGAGTCTCCCAAACCTTATTATGCGACGGGGGAAACAGGCGTAACAACGGCACCCAATATCACGCAGCCGGTTGGTACTGATCCGGGTCTGGGCTACAATCCTTTCGAACTGGGCGATGACTTCAATAATACCGGGCGGCTGCTGAAATTTGGCAAGAGCACCAATGGATTTTATACGGCTATGGGCCCAATGGCGTATGGTCAGAATCGCGTGTATCTGGGTAATGAGGTGTTGATGGAAAAATGGGGTGAGGTGTCGGGCAAAACGCTGTCGCTCCATTACCAGACCACGTTCAACAGAGCTGCTTTTTCCAGAGCGATCGACAAAGCGCAGGAGGCACCCTGTCTGTATGTACCGGGCGGTCGCAAGTTCGTCTGGTACGACGGTCCCAGCCCTTATACCAATGGCGGATTAACCGAAATCATTGCGCCAGTCAATACGGGTCCAGGCGGTAATGGTCTCAATAAGGGACTCAACGGCATGCGAGACGGGAACGTTTTTCCGACCGAGAACTGGATTGCCAACATCGGAGAAAACGGCTACGGAATCGGTTTGATTCTGTATGATAACATAATGACCAGTTACGGTTACGCTGGTGACGGTGGGGCCGATATGATCAATCCAAACAGTGGGGGTAGTTGGGGCTACATCGGCTGGAATCCGCAGGAGGTACTGGATTTTAATATTCGTTGGCGGCACCGGGTCAAACTGGTCGTGGGGACCGTTTCTGAAATCCGTCAAGAAGCTTATAGCAATCCCTACCGGCCTGCATCGACTCCAAGGTTCAAATTCAATAGAGCCGGCAGAGAAGGCTGGATTTTCAATGCCGGGGATAACGAAAACGAGAAACACACCTGGGACGATGGCTACACAGGTAATGCCCGCGCAGGCTGGAAAGTGTACTTTTCTGGGGGGGGCGATTATAGCGCGTCGATGACCTCGCCGGGGGGTATCTGGTACACCAATCAGTTTAATAAACTCTACATCCGCTATAAGTACAGTGGACGTGAAACGGAAATGGAACTGAAGTTCCAGCGTAACCGCCAGCTGCCGAACAATACCGATGTAGTCTATAACGCAGCGGGTAAAAAGTATGGCGCCGAAGAAGCTGTCAGGTACGCGAACGGCGGGGCTGACCAGGACGGACAGCGGGTCAAATTCGCTGTTATCGGTGATGGCCAGTGGCACACGGCCGTAGTGGATTTTGCCGGTCTACCCAAATGGACGGGCATTATCAGCCGGTTCGTGATCAACCCCCATTACTACGTCGGTGGCAAAACTTACCAGGATGGTGAATCGATGACAATCGACTGGATGAACACGGAAAACACGGATCCATTTCCCAACTAATCATTTCTCAATCAACCATACACTTTATAAAATTTCAGTTATGAGCTTACTAGCAGGGGTAGGAGATTTTGGTATCAATGATCTGAAAGATCAGGCCGTTGACGCAAAGAATTTAGCATTAGGAGCCGTTGAAACGATTCAGGAAGGTAAAGACCTGGGGCCGTGGAACGCACAGACCAATTCACCAGTACTAACCAACAATGCGTCAGCGGTGGTGGCTGGTGGGTATTACACAGTTACCGTAGCTGGGGTGAGCACCTTTGCCGGTGCCAATTTCCCATCTGGTCAGGCATTTGGTATCGGTGACCGAATTAAGAAAATTGGCGGTATCTGGTACCGGAGCCCGTTCATTATTAGTGCTGGGGCTGAGATCAGCACGGTCGGTGGCACCGATGCGGCCATCATGAACCGAAAGGAAACCCAGCTTGAGATCGGGAAACGGTTTCCGGTCAAGTTTTATTCGAGAAATCTGTTCGATCGGAATTCAGTCAATATTCAGCAGGGTAAAGCTATTGACGCGACCGGTCCCAGTGGCAACATTCTGACATCGACTGGCTATGCCCTTTCGGATTACATGGCTGTTTTGCCCGGTGAGCAGTACACGTTTTCGAATATGGGTGCCTTCAAAGCGGTACGGTTTGAGAGCGCCAGCCATGGCAATCTCGGTGGTCTGGTTATTCCCAACAATACCACTACGACCATCACCACACCCGCCAACTGCTACTTTATTGTTTATACGTGCAAAGCGAATGGTGAACCGTCGATTCCCGCCAATTATCAGGTCGAGAAAGGAACTGTTGCGACTGCCTACGATACCTTTAAAGCTGCGGTCGAGCAGGCCGTTGGATTGCCACTAGCCGCTAAATACATGGCTGATCAGGGGGTGATGCTGGTTGCCGGTAGTGAACCAACCTCGCTGGTGAACCGTCAGGCCGTTTCTGAAATGTTACCAACCTACAACAAGGTTGTTTCCCGAAACATGTTCAATCGGGCCGCTACCGACTTTCAGTTAAATAAATCAATCGATGCCAGTTCGACGAGCGGACAGTTTTTCAATTCGCCTGGATACTGGATATCGGGTTATATGCCCGTAAACCCTAATGAGAAGATTACCTTCAGTGGTCACGGAAACCTGAAAGCCGTACGGTTTGAGGATGCCAATCATAACAACCTGGGCGGTGCGATTCTGGCAAATAGTGTCAATACTACCGTGACCACGCCGGTCGGCTGTTCGTACATAATTTTCACCATTAAAAATTCTGGTGAGGGAAATATACCCGCAAGCTATCAGGTAGAGCGAGGCGAAACGGCTACGGCGTACATGGATTACATCCAGCAGGTTGAGGGCATTAATGGTATGCCCATTGCCCCGTACTGGCATGATCTAAATGGACTGAAGTTGCTGATTCTGGGTGATTCGATCGCTACGGTATATCCAGAGGGTGGAGGCTATTCGGCTGAATGGCCTACCTACATTCGTAAACCGTACTGGGGTAATATCTATCATGCCGCTATGTCAGGTGCGCGCATCAAGGATGATCCGGACACCCCAGGTCTGACCATTTCACCTCGTCAGCGATTAAGTGGACAGATTGATTATGCTATTGCCAATAACTGGCAGCCGGACGTGATCACGCTCTTTATTGGCACCAATGATCTGATCATTACCAATACCGGTGATTACGATACGGCAATGGGTAAAACGGATCTGGCCAGCCTTGATCGATCCAAATTGTATGAAGCCCTACGCTATGCTTATTGGAAAATTACAACCCAATGGCCCAACGCAAAGGTATTCCATGCCTTACCGCTACAACGGGCCAGCGTGACAATCGACGTTCAGAAAACCATTAAAGATGCCATCATCAAAATGGCCATCAACTACTGTGTTATCGTGATCCATGCCGATGTCGAGTCGGGCATTTCCCGCCAGTTCGAGGTCGCCAATGGGAATGGACGTTATTTGCGGGATGGCCTTCATCCAAACGATACGGGTAAAGCAAAATTAGCGGACTACTACATGCGTAAAGTAATAGCTGGTCTGCTCTAACGATAATTCATTAGTTTGTTGTTTAAAAATGCAGCAAAGCCCAGGCTACTCAGTCTGGGCTTTCTTTATCAGATGCTATGTATTCTTATATGCCGTGTACCCTATTACTGGAATCAATTGAAAACTTATTTCTATAAGTAAACTCTTGTATTCTACCTCGTCGATACTCCTGCGGTATTACTTCAACCTCTTTTTGAAATTGTTCAATTGCCTCATCCCGATCCAAGTCAAGATAAAAGAAAGTACCAGCCTGATTGCTGGTGATGGCATAACCTGTTTTATATTCTTCCATAACTACTATTATATTTAATTAAGTCTCAAAGGTAAATAGGTAAGTGAAAAGTTGATCTCTGGACCTTTAGTATAAAAGTGTTAGCCTTTTTTGTTTACAGTTAATAAAGCTTGCTTATCTACTTGAAACATTGGTCCATCACCAGTTAGCAGCCACTGGGATGAAATTCCGTAATCCCTCACCAACCATGTCAGGTAAGCTGGTTGAAATAACATGTCGGAATCATGCTCCAGTAAATAGAAATTACCCAGGTTGAGGCTGTACCGTTTAACAAAGGTGCGCTTACCCCGTATTGTCTTGCGTTTTATGAGCTCATAGATGGCCTCAAAAAAACGTTTGTGAATTTGCTGGGACTCGTGAATTATCATAGCGACATATAGATTGTTTCAGCTATGTTTCAGCATAAAAACGGAAAATCCGCCGTAACTAATTGTTAAACAGCGGATTATATAAATGTATTCGTGACCACGGGGAGATTCGAACTCCCAAGCCTTGCAGCACCACCCCCTCAAGATGGCGTGTCTACCAATTTCACCACGTGGCCATTTCCTGATTGCGGGTGCAAACATAGCTGTTTGGTCATTTTGATGCAAATTATCCGGCTTTTCTTTTTGAATTTTAGGCAAAACAGGCCGTCAACTGGACGAAATTTTGTACTTTTATTCCTCTAAATAACGTTTAAAGATTAACTAGT